TTGGAGATGCTGCCAATGCCACTTGCTACATCACACCTGGAGAGGGGTTCTGATTGGACCCAATCACAATATTCGCAGCGTGCAAAGCTGCCCATGCGGGTATTCGAGAGTGTATTGACCTTTACCAAGACTTTAAGAAGGACGGTAAAGACGTAAGCGATATTGTCCAGGACGTTGGTAGTCATTTGGGGGCATTCTTTACCCATCAGGAATCATATAAAGAGGCTGAGAAAGAGGCAAAAAAGAACCCTTTACCCAAGAATATCTCTATCAACGAGGAGGCCATGAACCGCATCTTGAGGCAGCAGCAGCTGGAGCAGATGGAGACTGACCTTAGAGAGATGATCATCTATCAAATAGGAATGCCAGGACTCTGGAGCAAGTTTGTAGAGATGCGGGAAGTTGTACGAAAAGAGCGAGAAAAAGTCGAGCGTGAACAAAAAAAGCCGTGGAGCTGGCTGCTCTCAAGAGACGGCAGTTCATTGACAAATGGCAAGTTCGTGCAGCGTTATTGGCTGGCTGCTTTGTCCTCCTAACGGCCTTTGCACTATTGATGTACGGGATTCACTTAGATTACCAAAAGAGTAAGGAGCATAAGAATGGATTGGCTTAAAACACTAGCACCGACAATTGCCTCATGCCTGGGCGGTCCACTTGCTGGCATGGCAGTAGAGGCCGTTTCCAAGTCTCTAGGTATTGACCCTAATGCGGTACAAGACACGATCAATTCTGGCAAACTGACTGCTGACCAGATCGCAAGCATTCAGTCTGCTGAGTTGGCATTGAAAGCAAAAGCTCAGGAGATGAGCTTGGACTTTGAGCAGCTGGCGGTAGAAGACAGAAAGTCTGCCAGAGAGATGCAGACCACCACCCGTTCATGGATACCCCCTGTGCTTGCTGTAGGGGTCACAGGCGGGTTTTTTGGCATTCTGTTTGGGTTGATGTACGGTCAGATACAACACGCCCCACAGATCGACATTATGCTGGGTTCTTTAGGGACTGCCTGGACTGGCATTATTGGGTTCTATTTTGGAAGTTCTGCATCTAGCCAGAACAAGGATCAACTTCTTCACCAGAGCACGCCCACAAAATGACACTACTTACTGAACACTTTACCCTAGAAGAACTCACGGTCACAGACCATCGGGAACTAGATAACACTCCCAGCGAATATGAGAAAGCCAATCTTATGCGCCTGGCAGTGTTCCTAGAACAGGTTAAAACCACGCTAGGAGGCAAGCCTATCATGGTCAACAGTGCCTACAGGAGTGAGGCCGTGAATGCTGCCGTGGGTAGCAAAAACACGTCTCAGCATCGGTTGGGTTGTGCAGCTGACCTGAGAGTGCCTGGTATGACCCCAGATGAAGTGGTCAAAACCATTATTGCGAGCGAGTTGCAGTATGACCAAATTATTCGTGAGTTTGATCGTTGGACTCATATATCTGTTCCTAATAGTCCTAATGACAAACCTAGACTACAAAAGTTAATCATAGATAAAGCGGGGACAAGACTGTATGGCTAATAGCAAGAATCCGTCACTATCAGTAGGACGAGGAGAAAAACTCCCAGCATCCAAAGGGGGAGGTTTGACAGCAAAAGGACGATCCAAATACAACAGAGCGACAGGATCAAACCTAAAAGCACCACAAAAATCAGGAGCAAGACATCGTTCATTTTGTGCTCGTTCTAAAGGTTGGACTGGTGAAAGAGGTAAAGCAGCAAGAAAAAGATGGGGATGCAGATGAAAACACCAAAAGCAAAACGTGGTCTTTACTACAACATCAACAAAAGACGCAAGGCTGGCCTACCCGCCAAGAAACCTGGTCAGCCTGGTTACCCTACCAGAAAAGCCTTTAAACAGGCCGCCAGGACTGCCAAGCGTTAAGGTGCTGGTAAGAGTCCACCTTCAAACAAATACGTCCCAAAATGGCCTAATTGTGCCCACGGTGCTGCCCAGACTTTGAGGCCAACCTCTCTAGCATTCCAGCAGAAGAAATAGTCCTCGGACAGCAGTCTTTCTGTGCCTGGTTCAATAGCACAGGCAAAGTATTCTGTGATCCATTCTTCTTGTGCTACGCCTTGGCCTATAAATCCAACATCATTTTTGTACTTGTTAACCGCTTTTTTCATGCGTTCAAAAGTGCGTCTCTTGATCAACATGAACCCAGTACCGCCATTAAAGATTTCCACAGGCTTATCCACAGGCACAGTCACTGAACCTTGATAGTCTTTTAGGTTGATCACTAGAGACCCTGTGCGGTTCTTCCACTGGTCTACGGGAACACCTTCAGCAGCTGCTTGTGCAACCCCAGCCCAGTTAATTTCTTTCTTAGGGTAGATGCCACAGATGATGTCCTTGTCTGCCTGTATCATTTTCACAATATCAGCCCCGTGGAACTTGATATCAGCGTCTATGAACATCAGGTGGGTGTACTGTTTGTTCTGCATAAAAGTGTGTGCCAGGGCGTTTCTGCCACGCTGGATCAAACTTTCGTTGAACATGGCACTAAACCCCATACTGATGCCGTTCTGCTGCAGTGTGTGCCCCAGAGTGATCAGGGACTGGGTAAAGTAACCTGTACACATTCCACCGTACATTGGGGTTGCCACAAAGATATTAGTTTCCTTCTTCTTTTTGTCTGCTTTTACTTCTTCTACCACTTCTTTTTTCTTGCGAGTTGCCATGATTTGTTCCTTGTTAAGTTAGAAAAGGCATACTGTGGATTACGGGGGTATGCCAGCTCCCGTCCTAACTCCCAGGGTTGCCCTGGAGTTCGCATCCACTGCTCTGTTTGGTGGGACGTGCGGGGATCGAACCCACGACAAACGGATTAAAAGTCCGCTGCTCTACCATCTGAGCTAACGTCCCTCTTTTTGACCGTCTTTGAACCCTTCTGAATAGGCCAAGACCCACAACTCTTGCAGACTCATATTAATAAATCTCACGAGATGTCTTCTATTCTCAGCACATATTTCCCCGTCTTCAAAGACTTTCTCCAGCCGTGGACGTGTATCTTGATGTTGGCTTTCCTGACCCATGAGACAGTCTCACTTTCTTGTATCTTCTTGATTCTTGTGGACACTGCACTGGCAGTCACTTGCACCGCCAGTACCTCATTGTCTTTGATAGCTAGAAGATCGCACCACCCCCACAGGTCCTGTCTTATGCGTGCAAATGGATTCCAATGCTCGACTATAGACACTAGATAACCTTCCTCTCTGAGGTAGGCTAGAGACCGCTGGGTGGGGCTGATCTTCTTAGTAACCATCAGAAGGGGATTGAATCGTCTTCATCACGGGGTTTGTGAACCTTGGCATAACCAGGCGTGACCTCACGGTCTTGCATTTTGATACCTTGCTCTTGCAGACGTTTCTTCTTCAGCCAGTTGTCTTCTTTGACTGAGAGCAAAGTGTTGCCTCTGGAGGTGTCTTTCTTCCACGCACCCAAATAGAGTTTCTCACCCCGTTTGTAGTCCATCTCCAACAAGACGTAACCAGAGTAGTCTGGTGACATCTCGTGTTTGCGGTCAGATACCTCGTTCCAGTACATGACACCCTTACCTGGGGTTTCTGGGTAACCGCCTACGGCTGGTTTCTTTTCGTATGGCATTGTGTTCTCCTTATAAATCTATGGTTTCTGCGTCTGTGGGAATGTGAGTTGCTGGGTCTACACCAGCCTGGGCAATAGCACTTCTGAGTAAGATGCGTTGATGGCTGCTGAACTTGTCTGTGACCATTTGGTTGACCACATAGAGAGACATGATCTTGTCTGTCTTCTCTTGTACCTTAAGTTTGGCAGAGCTGTTGATGCGCTCTACAAGCCCTCTATAAGCCTCTATCCACTCTTCTGGCGTGTGGTGGGCACTGTGTGCCTCTTCTAAGTTGGGGACGAATAGAGGCCATTCTGCGTGTTGCTGCTCTTTAACCACTTCCTTAATGACCTCAACTGGAGACGGTGGTACAGCAGACTGCTCTTGTCTGGGAGGTGAGAAATCCTGGACTTCTTCAGGCGTGTAGACACCGACAACGCAGCCTGGATAGACCGATCTGATACCCTCAGAGACGCACCTAGCACGCAACATTGCCCTGGGATAATTGCGCCAATTGTCTTTGTTTGCAATACCAATGAGTTTGGCCTTTGCGAGTGTCCAGGTGACTTCAAGGCTGCCCCCCGCTGGATGGCTAAATATTCCCGTGACTTGCTCATCCTCGTATACCTTCCAATTAACTGCTCCACCCGCTTGTTGAAAACGAGCCAACATTGCGTCTGCTTTCAAGGCTGGACGGCCTTGGATGACGTGATAGTCCCGCATGGCTATGGCGGGGTGTAAGTCTTCTGCCTGGCACAGTAACATGA